ACGTTACCCCACACGGGGGTCTCGCATAGCCTCCGTGCATCGCTTGCCTCCTTTTTATAAGCCGCCTGATGGCAGTCAAGGGCGGCTCGCCCGGAAATGCGCAGCGTTTGACAAGCGAGCGCGGCGCGCCGGTGCGCAGACGGTGAAAGCCCGTCCTGCCTGCGGGGGCCGGAATACCGGCCCCCAGACGAAGGAGTGTGAAACTATGGGCAAATCCAACAAGGTCGCGCTGGTCTGCCAGGTCTGCGGGGCCACATTTTACAAAGTACCGAGCGCGATCACGATGGAGACAAGGTGCTGCTCGAAGGAGTGCCGCGGGAAAGTGCAGGCAGAAAGACTGGAGCAGCGCCGCCGGGAACTGGAAAAGGAGCTGGAGGGCCTGCGCACCGAGAGCCCGGAAGGAGAAAAGCGCCTGCCGCACAGGCTCGTCCGAATCCGCATAACGGCCAAAGTCCCGGTATGGCCGGAATACCAGCCAAGGATCGGAGCCACATACCAAGCGGAGCGGTACCCAATGTTCAAAGCGCCGGGATATGTGATCGAGTCCGGCGGCAAACGCATCAATATCCGCGCCGATGAGTGCGTGGAAGTGTGAAAGGAGTATCAAAAATGGGGAAAATCATGGAGCTTTTTTACGGAGAGCTCGGGGCGTTTCAGGCGAAAATGGAAGACGCAAAGTGGGAGGTTGAATTTCGGGATGAAAAATACCCGCCGAGAATCACGATGGATCAGCTTGTACCGCCGCTTTTTGAGATGACACCAGACGGCCAGAAGACCGAAGACCCGGCGTGCATACAGGTGATCGGCACGCCGGACATGCGGATCATCACGACCGGAAGGCTGCTGATCAGCAAAAAAGAGCTGACCAAGTACGTAAATACTGCACAGGGCTTGCTGCAGCTTTACCTGCACGCATTTATGCAGGAGCGCAAGGAAATGGAGGCGGAACAGGGATGAGTAAGAAAGACAAGCGCCGGGAAGCACTGCGGCTTGGAAAAAAGGACATGAGCTTTGCGGAGATCATGCAGGCGATAGGGGCGTGCAGGGCGGACGACTGCGACAAGTGCCTGCTGAACGGCGGCCCTATCGCAGGATGGTTCCCAGAGGATGTGCCGGACTGCTATACCGTGCTGCTTAAAAATGCCGGGGAGAAGCTGCTGGAATACTACCAGAAGATCCGCGAAAACGACGCGGCGGAAGAAAATCAGAGAAAAACAGAAGAAAATATCAAAAAACGAGGAAGCAAGAGCGAGGGGGTCTTGGACTCGTGCCCCGTTTGCCCGGTATGCAACTATATCTTCGAAGAATTCAGCGTGAGCAACGATGCAAGACGGTACGTCTTTCCACTTGGCGCAGAAGACACCCTTGACTTTAGACTCGAAGAACCAATCATCAGCCCACAAAAATGCCCGCAATGCGGCATGAAAATCGCTGGGATTAGGTGGACGGAGCCCAAGTTTGTTGGGAACCGCAAGGAATTCTCGTTCAGCCGTCCGCCGGAAGAAGTGGAGGAAAAAAGAAAATGATTTTGCTGGAATGCGCAGTCGCACTGCGTGACGGAGATCGGAAAAAGATTCAGGAGCAGCTTGCGGCGGAGATCGGGCAGCCAGTCGTTCTTCTGCCGAGCAGCATATCGCGAGCGAAAGAGCGGAATATCCTGTTCCTCTGTGACAGAAAGGCTTGCGAGAAATGCAGCTATCCACAGTGCAGGCATACGCCGGAGCTGGAACACGCCAGAAATTTTGCACCAGCAGGATTTACGAAGCGCACGGACGGCGTGTGGGTAGAGCAGGAGGGCGTAACGATCGACCAGGACAAACTAGAAAAGAGGCTGGTTGAAGCAATGAGGGAGGCGATGGGACTTGAAACAGAAAAACGCAGTCCGCATGGTCTGGCGCTGGGATGATATCTTCCGTGTCTACCGATGCCCATACTGCGGCAGACCGGAGAAACCGTGCTTCGAGCTCTGGAAAAAAAGCGGTTTGAAGAAGAGCCTGCCGAGCCGCTGCACATACTGCAAAGGAGAATTGGAAGGAGTGGAAGGAGAAGAAAATGATCATTGAGATTTTGGAGCTTGCTGCTGCGTTGGAATGGCTTGTGCTGGGAGTGCTGGTATACCTCAAGGCGCGCAGCCTGAGCCGCAGACTGGATGCGCTGTGCGGCAAGCTGCCAATCGGCCCGGGGCCAGATCCTGCGGGCAAAAAGGGCCCGTGGGGGATCTGCCCGGAATGTGGGGCTGTCGGCTATTGCTACTGGGATGAAAAAACAGATACGCGCACGTGTATGGCGTGCGGGCACAAGGACAACGGAACTATCCGCTGAACGCATGGCCGGAATCTCCGGCCACGCTTTGAGCGGGCAGAAAAAACAAAGGAGGGCTACAGCATGCAATGGGAACAGGGATGTTTATTCGACGACAACCCGGAATACGATGCGTTCACGGAGAAATTCAAACCCAAAAAGACAACGGACGACTGCTACACGCCACCGCTTGTTTATGATGCGATCCGGGATTGGGCGTGCAGTGAGTATGGGATTGACCCGGCCTGCATCGTGCGGCCATTCTATCCGGGTGGGGACTATGAGCGTTTTGACTATCCGGACGGCTGCGTTGTGCTGGACAACCCGCCTTTTTCGATTCTTTCAAAAATCTGCGAATTCTACATAGACAGAGGGATTGCGTTCTTTCTTTTTGCGCCATCGCTCACGGCGTTCTTAGGCCGATCAGTTGCGATGAGGATGAACCATATCATTTGTGATGCAGACATCACGTATGAAAACGGCGCAGTCGTTCGCACGGTGTTTGTAACAAGTTTCGGAGGAAACATCGCGCAGAGCGCCCCATCACTCGGAAGGGCAGTCGAGCGGGCGATGCGGCAGATAAAGTCGCAGACGAAACGGGAGTTGCCGAAATATACATATCCGGATTATGTGCTGACGGCAGCCATGCTGCAGAAATATGCGCAATACGGTGTAGAGTTTGCGGTTAAGCGCGAGGACTGCACACAGATTGAGAAGCTGGACAGCCAGCGCCCGATGGGGAAAAAGATTTTCGGCGGAGGCCTACTGCTATCCGAGAAAGCCGCAGCAGAGAAAGCCGCAGCAGAGAAAGCCGCAGCAGAGAAAGCCGCAGCACATATATGGGAATTATCAGAGCGCGAACGGCAAATTGTCGCAAGCCTCGGAAAATAAGACAGGGCGGGAGAAATTATGGCAAAGAGGCACAAGCGCCGCCTGTTTACAGGGGCGGTATGTACGCAGATCGTTTATACCGTGTCCGATGGCGCGGACAAAAAGAACAGCAAGCCCAAAAAGCCGCGCTTCCAGACGCGGGAAGAGCAGGACGAATTCAACGGCAAACTCTCGGCGGACAGGCTGGCGGCCATTGTCAACACCAATTTCGGGCCGACGAGCCTGTATTCCACGCTGACGCTCAGCGTGGAGAATGAGGTACATACCGCGCAGGAAATGCGGCGGCTTCGCGATCTGCTCTGCCGCCGCCTACTATATAAATACCCGGAGGCAAAGATCGTGATCGTCTATGGCCGGGGCAAGTCGACAAACCGCTTCCACCTCCACATGATTTCGGAGGGCATTCCCGCCGAAGAGATCGGCAGGATCTGGGGACTTGGCAGTGTGGTCGAGATCCGCCACCTGCGGGAGCATAATTATTATCTGGATGAAAACGGAAACAAAGTGGATCATGGCCGAGACTACACGGCCCTTGCCAATTACCTGCACAGCCACTGGCGCAAGGAATTCGGCGGCCACCGGTACAAGGCGACGCGAAATTGCATCCGACCCGAGCCGGAACCTGCAACCGAGGCCGTGCGCGAGTACAGCCCCAAGCATCCGCCCGTCGCCCCGCGCGGTTACATCTTAGTCGAGGCCCGGACAACAAAGTACGGGTATCAATACTATAAATATGTAGTTGATCCAAAAGAGCACAAGCGGAACGGGAGCCGCTTAAATTAAACCTTGTATATGCGTAAGGTTTTAGAACGAAGCAGGAAGGAAGTGGGAAAGTGTCAAAACCGAGATACTGGTGGTACGGGAATGTCTGCCGCACCATCGGCGAATACCCGAAACTGAGCCGACAGGTTCGGGATATGAGCAGGCAGAAGATCACGCCGGGCTATTCCTCACAGCCAGGCGGGCAATCCTCCGGCCGCGCCGTCGAGGACATTGCGGTGCGCGTCCTGTCCTCACGGGAGTACGAGGACTACACAGCGATCCAGTCCGCCATCAACACCGTGCAGACCTGGCGGGACGGCGGCGATGTGCTGGAGATCGTGCGCCTGCATACATGGATCTGGCCGCGCGAGAGTCTGGAGTCCGCTGCCAGACAGGTACACGTGAGCACATCCACGGCCAAGCGGATGTACAGCCGCTTTGTCTACGAGGCAGCGCGGGCAATGGGCTACCGCAAAAGTTGAGCTAACAGAGCCTGAAAGCTGTGCTACAGTGATAGCGTGAAGAATTGGAGGGAACAGGATGCAGCCATGGGCCGCGCGCTTTTACGCATCCGCACGCTGGAAGAAATGCCGCGCCGGGTATATCAAGTTCCGCCGGACCATCGACGGCGGGCTCTGCGAAGAGTGCCGGGACAAGCCGGGCTATATCGTCCACCACAAGCGGGCGCTCACGCCGGACAACATCACCGACCCGGACATCAGCCTGTCCTACTCCAACCTCGAGTTCGTCTGCAAGGACTGCCACGATCAGTTTGACGGGCACGGCGTCGCAAAAGCTCTGACGCAAAAAATTTTCTTCGACGCCGCCGGAGACCCGATCCCCCCCGTCGCGCGAGGCCGGGGCGCCGACTGAATCACCGCACGCCCCACCTCGGAAGAATACGCAGGCCGTTCGCGAGGCCCCCCTACAAAAGCGCGGCGATAAGTAATCTACGCGCACGCGCGGACAGACGGCAAAAATCACGCGAAAAGGAGGCGTTTTCTGTGGCGAATCAGCGGGAAAAAACCAAAGAACAGCGGATCCGCGCGGAGAAAGCGCGCCTGAAAAAGCTTTACCGGAATCTGCCGAAGGAAGCGGCCGGGACTGTCGCGGGACTCATCGATCAGGCAGCCTTTATGCGCATCGAGTGCGAGGATATGGCGGACGACCTGCGGGAAAACGGCTGGACGGAGAAATTCCAACAGTCGGAGCGACTGGAGCCCTATGATCGCGCCAGGCCCATCGGGCAGGCATACAACTCGACAAACGCGAACTACCAGAAGATCATCAAGCAGCTCACGGCGCTCCTGCCGAAGCCGGACACCGCGCAGAAGCAGGAGGACGACGGCTTTGCAAGCTTTGTCCGGGAGCGTGACGAGGCATGAAGCTCACGCGCTACCCGGAGACCTACAACCCCATCCTCGAGTATTGGGACGCGATCCAGTCGGGCCGCGAGACCGTCAGCCTGAAAGTGCAGAAAACCTACCGGCACGTTGTAGAGCAGCTGGGAGCGGAAAACTCCGAGTTTTACTACTCGCCGAAACGTGCCAATCACGTCATAGAATTTTTTGAAAACTACTGCCACCACTCCAAGGGCAAGGCGGGCGGACAACTCGTCAAGCTGGAATTGTGGGAAAAGGCGCTGCTGGCGACAATCTTTGGCTTTATCGACATCGAGGGAAACCGCCAGTACCGCGAAGCGATCCTCATTGTCGGAAAGAAAAACGGCAAGTCGCTGCTGGCCTCAGGCGTCGGCCTGTATTTACAGCTGGCAGACGGCGAGGCTGGCCCAGAGGTCTACGCCGTCGCGACCAAGCGCGACCAGGCGAAGATCATCTGGCAGGAAGCAAAGCGCATGGTGCAGAAATCACCGGCGCTGCGCAAACGGACGCGCTGTCTGGTCGGCGAGGTGGACAGCGATTATAACGACGGCGTATTCAAGCCGCTGTCCTCGGACAGCGACACGCTCGACGGCCTGAATATCCACGGGGCCATGATGGACGAGATTCATCAGTGGAAAAACGGCAGACCGCTGTACGACATTATTGCCGACGGCGATCAGGCCCGCGCGCAGCCGCTGCGATTTATCACCTCCACCGCGGGCACCATCCGCGAGGACATCTACGACGAAAAATACGAAGAAGCCGAGCGCATCATCAACGGCTATGAGGATCCGGACGGGTACCACGACCCGCGCCGGATCGCGTTTATTTACGAGCTCGACAAGCGCAGCGAGTGGACGGACCCGGACTGCTGGAAAAAGGCAAATCCAGGCCTCGGGACGATCAAGTCCTACACGGCCCTCAAAGAGCGGGTCGAGCGGGCGGAGAAAAACCCGGCCATCGTCCGAAACCTCGTCTGCAAGGATTTCAACATCCGAGAGACCTCCAGCGAAGCCTGGCTCAACTTCGAGCAGCTGGACAACCGCGATACCTTCCAGCTAGACAGGGAAAACCGCCGCCTGATCTGGCAGCATTACATGGCGGACGGGAATGTGCAGGAGCGCGTCCTGTCCTACCCGCGCTACGGCATCGGCGGGGCAGACCTCTCCAAGACCACTGACCTGACGGCGGCAAAGGTGCTGTTCCAAGTGCCGGAGCTGCCAGAGATCCTGTTTGTGCTGCAGATGTACTGGCTGCCGCAGGATCTTTTGGAAAAGCGCGTCACGGAGGACAAGATCCCATACGACAAGTGGCATGAGCGCGGGCTGCTCAGATTATCAGAGGGAAACAAGATCCGCTATGAGGACGTCAAGACATGGTTTATCGAGGTGCAGGAAGACCTCGATATTTTTATACCCTTTATCGGCTATGATGCGTGGTCAGCGTCTTACTGGACGGACAGCATGGCGGACTACTTTGGAGCAGAGGCCATGATCCCCGTGCATCAGGGCGTGAAAACGCTTTCCGAGCCGATGAAGCGCTGCGGGAACGATCTGGAGTCCAAGCGGATCGTCTACAACAACAACCCGATTGACAAGTGGTGCATGGCAAACACCGCCTACGACGAGGACAAAAACGGCAATATCCAGCCGCACAAGACGAGCAAGTCCACGCGCCGCATTGACGGCACGGCGGCCCTGCTCGATGCCTACACGATCTACGATCAGAAGCAGGCAGAATACACCAGTATGCTCTAGGAGTGAGACAATGGGATTTTTTAAAAACCTCCTGACGAATATCACGACGACCAAGCGCGTTTCGACCGTGCAGATGGTGCAGGAGCGCGGGAACGGCTTTTACAGCTACAACGGCAAAATGTATCAGTCCGACATCGTCCGCGCCTGCATCCGGCCGAAGATCAAGGCCATCGGCAAGCTGACGGCAAAGCACATCCGGGAAACGGTCACGGCATCGGCGCGGAAGCTCGCCGTAAATCCGGAGCCGTATATCCGGTTCCTGCTCGAGGAACCGAACCAGTACATGACAGGCCAGCTGCTGCAGGAGAAGCTGGCCGCGCAGCTGGTCCTCAACAACAACGCCTTCGCTGTGATCCTGCGGGATGAAAACGGCCTGCCGAACGCCATTTTCCCGGTCGCAGCCATGCAGGCAGACGCTATCTATGACGCGAGCGGGAATCTATACCTGAAATTTTACATGCAGAACGGCAATGTGCTGACGTTTGCCTATGACGACATCATCCACCTGCGCGGGGATTTCTACGAGAACGACATCTTCGGCGACCCCATTGCTCCGGCCATTGTGCCGCTGATGGAGATCGTCACCACGACGGATCAGGGCATTGTAAAGGCCATCCGGAATAGCGCCGTGATTCGCTGGTTGCTGATGTTCGCCGCATCTATGCGGACGGAGGATATTAAGAAGCGCGCGCAGGACTTCGCGGACAGTTTCCTGAACGTGACTAACGGAACGGGCGTTGCAGCAGTAGACGCAAAGGCGGAGGCAAAGCAGATTGACCCGAAGGATTACGTACCGAACGCCGCCCAGATGGATAAAACCACGCAGCGCATTTATGCCCTGTTTAACACCAACCCGCATATCGTCACGTCCATCGCGACGGAGGACGAACAGAGCGCGTATTTTGACGCCGAAATCGAGCCGGTGCTGAAGCAGCTCAGCGGCGAGTACACCCGAAAGCTATTCTCCCGGCGCGAGCGCGGCTGCGGGAATCGCATCGTATTCGAGGCCTCCGCGTGGGACTTCGCGTCGACATCGACAAAGCTCAATCTCTTGCAGCTGGTCGACCGAGGTGCGCTGACGCCGAACGAATGGCGGCGTGCGTTCAATCTTGCACCGGTGGACGGCGGAGACAAGCCGATCCGCAGGCTGGACACGCAGCCGGTCGACCGGAACACCACGCAGAAAGGAGATGAAACCACATGAAGATCAGCATTCGCGGGCCCATCGTATCCAGCAATCAGCACCGCTTCTATCAGTTTTACGGAATGGAGGCGACGAGCCCGAGATCCGTAGCGGACGCACTTGCCAAGGGAAACGGCGAGCAGGCAGAGGTCGAGATCAATTCCGGCGGCGGCGAGATCTTTGCCGCAAGCGAGATCTACACCGCCCTGCGCAGCTACGCCGGCGGCGTCCACATCCGCATCGTCGGCCTCGCGGCCTCGGCCGCGTCCATAATCGCTATGGCGGGCGAGTCGGAGATGACGCCGACCGGCATGATGATGATCCACAACGTCCAGACAGAAGCCAGCGGCGATTACCGCCAGATGGAGCACACCGCAGGGACGCTGCGCGACGCCAACCACGCCATTATCTCGGCCTACGTCGCCAAGACAGGCAGGCCAGAGGCGGAGATCGCCGCCATGATGGACGCCGAAACATGGATCACAGCGGAGCGGGCCGTAGAACTCGGACTCGTTGACCGCGTGATGCAGCCGGACACCGGCCAGAAGCCGCTGGCGGCAGATTTTTATTCCGGCATGCTCAGCGAAGACGCGCTCCGGCGCGCGGAAAACTTTTTAAAAGATCAGGCCGCAGAGCCTGATTTTTTTATGCCCGAACGGGCGCAGGCAGAAGCAAAACTGAAATTTTTAAAACTCAAAGGAGAATTGAAATGACGAAGGAAATTTACAACATCCAGCGCCAGAAGCTCATGGACGACGCCCAGAAGCTGCTGGACGAAGGCAAGACCGCAGAGGCGCAGGCCAAGATGAAAGAAGTCGAGGCCCTCGACGCCAAGTTTGAGGAGGAAGCCAAGATTCAGGCGAACCTCAACGCCCTCGCGGGCCAGAAGGTCGCGGCCCCGGCTGCGGCAGCGCAGTCCGTCGACCTGTCCGGCACGGCAAAGACTCCGGACGTGCTCGACCGGTACGACACCGACGAGTACAAGCGGGCCTTTATGAACTACGTCCTGACCGGCAAGAAGATCCCGGCAGAGCTGACCAACACGGACGCGAACACCAAGACCTCCGACGTCGGCGCAGCCATCCCGACCACGACGCTGCAGAAGATCTACGAGAAGATCGAAGCGACCGGCATGATCCTGCCGCGCGTGACGCACACGTCCTACAAGGGCGGCGTGACCGTCCCGACCAGCTCCGCCAAGCCGACGGCCTCCTGGGTTGCCGAGGGCGCAGGCTCCGACAAGCAGAAGAAGGCGCTCGGCTCCATCACATTTGCATACCACAAGCTGCGCTGCGCGATCTCCATGTCGCTCGAGGTGTCCATCGTGACCTACCCGATGTTCGAGTCGCAGTTCGTCGCCAACGTCGCCGAGGCTATGGTAAAGGCCGAGGAGCAGTCCATCATCAGCGGCTCCGGATCCGGCCAGCCGAAGGGCATCACCAAGGAGACTGCGCCGACCGGCCAGAACATCGACATCGCCGCCGCGACGACCGCGCTGGCGTACACCGATCTGGTCAAGGCAGAGGCCGCGCTGCCGCAGGCTTACGACGCAGACGCCGTCTGGTGCATGTCGAAGAAGACCTTCTTCGAGCAGATCGTCGGCATGGTGGACGACAAGAAGCAGCCCGTCGCCCGCGTCAACTATGGACTCAGCGGCAAGCCGGTCTACTCGCTCTTTGGCCGCGAAGTCGTCCTCGTCGGCGACTATCTGCCGTCCTTCACGGTGAGCGTGACTGCGGACACGATCTTTGCGTTCATTTTCAATTTCAAGGATTACCTCTGGAACGAAAACCTTGGAATGACGTTCCGCAAGTACACCGATAACACGACCGACGACGAGGTGACCGTCGCGCTGGCGCTTGTCGACGGCAAGTGTGTCGACACGAACAGCCTCGTCACGCTGACAAAGAAGAAGGCCTGACGGAACGCGGCCAACAGGGAGGGATGACAATTGGCTTTGATCAACGTTGCAAAAACCGCCCTGCGGCTGACCACAACCGCCCTTGACGACGAGCTCAAAGACGAGATCGACGCCTGCCTCATGCGCCTGCACCTTGCGGGCGCAGAGGGAGCGGACGAAGATCCGCTGGTCAAGGACGCCGTCCGCGCATACGTCCGCTGGCAGCATGATTTCTGCGGCCGGGGCGAGGAATGGAAGACCTGCTTTGCAGATATCCGCGACGCTATGGGGCTGTCCGACGATTACAGGGCAGTCCAAGCCAGCGGCGGAGCAGGAGGTGCTTGCTGTGATCTTTGACACGCAGATCACGCTGCGCCTGTTCTCCTACCCAATCGTAAACGGCCAGACGGCGGAAAAGCTCGAACGCGAAACCACCGTCTGGGCTGCCCGCAAGTCCGTAAACCGCGCCGAGTATTATCAGGCCGCACAAGCCGGCAAGCGCACGGACGCAATTTTCCGCATGCACAGCGCGGAATACGGCGGCGAGCAGCAGCTCGTCTGCGGCTCCGACGTCTTTGACGTCGTCCGCAGCTACGGGCAGGAAACAGAGGAAACCGAGCTGACCTGCAAACGGAGGGACGGCGCATGATGATCTATGAGGCGCTATCAAGCCTGGGCGTTCCGGTCTGCCACCCACCCTATAAGGGCGCGGAGGAAACCTACATCACCTATCAGCTGCTCGGCCAGTCCGGGCAGCTCTACGCCGAGGGCGGAGAGGCCGAGACCGGCGTGCAGTACGCCGTTTCCATCTTTGCCGAGGGCTTTGCCGCCGGGCTTTTAAAGCGCGTGAAAGCCGCGCTGGAGGCCGCTGGCTACATCGTCACCGTCGACATGGAAACCTACGACAAGGAAACAGGCCGCACGCAGATCGCGCTCATCGCCGAAACGGAGGGCGCGGAGTATGGCTAACATCTCTATCACCGGCGCAGACGAACTCATGGCCACGCTCCCAAAAGCGAATGTCTTTGATGAGGACATGCAGAAGGAGCTCCTGTACGCCGCCGGGGATATCATCGTCGAGGAGCTGCAAAATGCCGTCCGGGCGAGCGGGTTCCGCACGGAAGCTTACGCCTCCAGCGTGAAATACCGCAAAACCATCAAGCAGGACAAAAACGGAGATCCGTATATCACCATCACGGCAGTCGGCAAAAACGAGCACGGAACGCGCAAGGCGACCGTGCTTTTTGTTTTGAATTACGGCCGTGCGAAGGAGTACGGGCAGATCACAGGAACTTATTTTTGGACAAAGGGTGTCCGCAACGCGCAGAAGCGCGTAAACGCGGAGCTCGAAAAGATCCTCACACAAAAGCTGAAAGAAAGGGGCCTATTGTAAATGCCTAGTTTTGACTTACGCGGCATCCGGGCGGGAAAGTATAAAAACACGTCCGGCACCGTGACCTACACAGAGCCGACCGACGTCGGCGACGCCATGAGCGCGCAGCTGGAACTCAAGTTCGCCGAGGGCCGCCTGTACGCGGAATCCAAGCTTGCCGAATATATCAAGCTTGCCACCGGCGGCACGATCTCGCTGGCCGTCAAGTACATCAAAAGGGCCGCACAGGCCATGCTCTACGGCTGCACATCCGATACGAGCAAGGAAAATCTGAAATTCTCGGCCAAGGACATCGCAAACTATGTCGGCGTTGGCTTTTACGCGCCTGACAAGATCGACGGTGTGACCAAGTACACCTGCGTCTGGGTGCCGAAAGCGCTGTTCGGCCCGCCTTCGCTGAGCTATCAGACCAAGGGCGAGAACATCCAGTTCAACACGCCGACAACGACCGGCGAATTTCTCGCGGACGACTCCGCAGACGAGCTGCTGCTCGAAACTGAAACCGTCGACACCGCGGCGGAGGCCGTCGCCTGGATCAAGGGAAAGCTGGGTGAAACCTGATGGAGACGACCAAACTGAAAACCATTGACTATGAATTCGAGGGCCGGGTATACCGCCTCGAGTGCAACATGAACGTCATCGCCTACGTGCAGGAAGAGTACGATGGGAATCTTTTTCAGGCGCTTGACAGGGTCCGCGGGATCAAAAGCACGCTGACCTTTCTGTCCGGTATGCTGACCGACGCTGCCGACTCGCAGGGGATCAAGGATGAAAACGGCCTACCGCTGGTATTCACCCGGAAGCAGCTGGGGCGCAAGCTCTCGCTGAAGCAGACCATCGAGGCCGGGGAACTGATCTATCCGCTGGTTCGTGCAGAGATCATGAAGGAGACGGAAACTGACGAGACCGCGCCGGACGACGAGAAAACGCCGGACGACGAGAAAACGCCGGACGAAAAAAACTGACACAGCCGGGGGAACCAAAGCAGCTGGGCTTTGATTTCCCCGGCTATCTCGCAATCTGGCTCTTCCGGCTGCATCTGCCGGAGCGGGATTTCTGGAAAACCATGTCCCCGCGCCGCATAACGCTCCTGCTTGACGCGCTTGCGCCGCAAAAGCAGCCGGAGCAGCCGCAGAGCCTGTCGGCCTATCTGAACGGAGGCACCTAACATGCCGAACATCAATACAAAATTTACGCTTTCGGGCGAAAAAGAATACAAGCAGGCCATTTCCGAGATCGGCAGCGGCATGAAGGTGCTGGACTCGGAAATGCGCAAGGTATCCTCTGCCTACGCGCAGAACGCGGACAGCGTAGAGGCCCTAAACGCCAAGAATGACGTCTTAGAGCGCAAGATTTCCACGCAGGCGGAGAAGATCGAGTATCTCAAGGCTGCGCTCCAGCAGTCCGCCGAGAAATACGGCGAGGCAGACAAGCGCACCATGCAGTGGCAGACCAGCCTCAACAACGCCGAGGCTGAGCTAAACAATCTCAACAACCAGTTCGACGAGAACAAGCAGAAGATCGCCGACTCCAGCAAGGAGATGGGCAACCTCGGCGACGTGGTGAACGGCCTGACGTCCAAGCTCGGCATTCAGCTGCCAGACGGCATGAAGTCCTCCATGAACGCCATGGGCAGCCTCGATGCACAGTCACTGGCGCTGGCGGGCGGCTTCGCTGCCGTCGCGGCGGCGATCGTCAAGGCGGAAAAAGCGCTGATCTCCATGACGAAGGAAGCCGCCTCGAATGCGGACGATCTGCTGACGCTCGCCTCCGTGACCGGCACGACGACCGATTCCGTGCAGGAGCTTAACTACATGGCCGACCTCACGGACGTCTCCTTTGACCGTATCAAGGACAGCCTCAAGGAAACCACCAACAAGATGCAGGAGGCCGCGACCGGTACGGGTGACGCCTACGAGGCGTACAAGCGGCTGAAAGTTGAGATTACAAACACCGACGGCAGCCTCCGCAGCGCGCAGGATGTATTTTACGATACCATCGACGCGCTCGGCGAGATGAAAAACAAGACCGAGCGGGACGCACTGGCTATGGATCTCATGTCCGAGTCCGCGCAGGAGCTGAACCCGCTGATCGAGCTCGGAAGCGAGAAGATGCAGGAGTACGCGCAGGAAGCCCACGATATGGGCTATGTGCTGGACAACGACGCGCTCAAATCGCTTCAGGCCGTCGACGACGCATACTCACGCCTGCAGAACACGCAGGAGGGCGTGAAAAACCAGCTGTCCGCCGAATTCGCCCCGTACCTCGAAGAATTCTACGGCGACGTGACCACCATGGTAAAGGACGGCGGCAAGGCGCTCAAGGACTCCGGCATTGTCGACTCGTTTGGCATGCTGCTGGAGACCGTCGGAGATATCCTGAACCCCATGTCCGACTTATCCAATAACCGCGTCCCGGCGCTGACAAAAGCGCTGCAGCCCCTCGCAAAAGTCATGGCGCTCATGGCCGACGCGGCGGAGCTTTTAAAAGGCGTTATCAACTTCAGCACCGGCCACATCAGCGAGGGCTGGGGACAGATGACGCACGCGCTCGGTTTCGGCTACTCCAGCGGAAACGGAAACAACTATCAAAATCTGCTCGACAGCTACACAGCGCAGCAGTGGGGGCAGAGCGCGGCAGACCTCGCCAAAGCCTACGAGGATGCAGTTGCCCGCGGCGACCCGTCCACCATCGGCATCACAGAGGACGAATGGGTTCGCCGCTATCTGGGCGGCAACGCCTCCGGCACGGACAACTGGTACGGCGGCTTCACGCGGGTCAACGAAAACGGCCCGGAGCGCATTTATCTTCCGTCCGGATCGCGCATCCAGACAGCCAGCGAAACGCGCTACACCTCCGGCGATACCTACAACACCACCGTCTACGTTGATCATGTGGACGACCTCGACACCATCCTCCGCATCGCCAAAAATGCACGTATCACAGCCAGAATGGGGGCGAAGTAAATGGCAACCTTTACAGTACCGGCGAGTGGATCAACAGCAGTCGCGAAAAACTATCCGAACACGAACTTCTCGGATCTTACACAATACAAGTTGTTTGTGGAGCCGTTTACAAACCATTCCGGAACGTTCGGAGGGTGGGACAACATACTACTGAAATTCGGAGAACCGGCAGCAGCGTACAAGTACAAACGCATTACAAAGGTTAAGCTTGTGCTATATGCAATGCCAACGAAAGGCATCTTGGGGAGCTGGGGGGCAGCGTATATATCAGCCTATGCGCTCGGGCTGAAAGAACCGCTTGATGTAAGTACGGCGACATACGCGACGCAGCCGCAGCAGTTGAAAGATGGATCAACAAGCGGGTCGGCAAGTTGGAACGAACTCAATAAAGTTGTACAGGCGCAGGTGACATTCACAATGTCGCAATACAATGCAGCGGAGAAGAATGGACTTGAGCACGGTCTGCGCAACGGCTTTTTGTTTGCTTTTATAACGGGCGGAGAAGGACACGCATCAGAGGCGATTTTTTATGGTGCAAAATCATCATACAAACCATTCCTTGAGTGCGAATACTCTAATGATAATGTAGGAATAAAGGCGGAGAATTTCGCACCGTCGTCAGGGGCTTTTGTAAACAGAACGCAAAAAAATACATTTACATGGGATACCACTGACGACACAGATCTCACACAGACGTGCTTCGCGGAGATAAAACAAACCTCCGCTGTTTTTGAGTGGCGCGTAAAAAACGCAAGCACATCAAAAACGATAAGCGTATCTGGCCCGACGACCTCTTGCACGGTCCCGGCAAACACATTCCCGTCCGGGACGCTCGAATGGCGCGTAAAGGTGACGGCAAACAGCGGCACGACAACGACGTCCGCATGGCAGGAGATCACGACAACAGACGTTACCCCGACGGCCAAGCCCGTCTCCCCTTCCGGCATCGTCATCGACGCAACAACCGTCAACCGATTCAGCTGGCAGCACATCATTTCCACCGGCACGCCGCAGAGCAAGGCGGATCTGCAATGGTCTGCCGACGGCACGACGTGGAATACCCTTGCGACCGTCACCGGAGAAAACCAGTATTACGACGTTCCGGCGAACAAATTCACAAGCGGAACAAAATACTGGCGCGTACGCACCTACAACACAGACGGCACGCCGTCAGAATGGAGCGACAAGGCAGAGTTTATCGCCATCAACGCCCCGTCCGCACCGTCCATCGTGATCCAGTCCACCGGACCGCGCCCGCGCATCACCTGGCAGACCTCCGAGCAGGAAGCCTATCAGCTGACGCTCTCGAGCGGCTACGCCTCCGGCACGGTCTACGGCACAGAAAAGGCATGGCGCTCCCCTGTTTACCTCGCAGACGGCAGCTATACCGTTCGCGTGCGCGTACAGAACAAGTACGGCATGTGGTCCGAGTGGAGCGCAGCCGCGCTCCCCGTTTCGCACACCGAGGGCGAAGCGATCACGCTGTCGGCCGGCGCAAGCCATGAGGCCGCGCTGGCCTGGCAGACCGCAGGCAGCTATGACTTTTACCTGATCGAGCGGGACGGCGTGGCCATCGCCCGCACCGTCCAAAAGCAGTACATCGACCACACCAGCATCGACAGCGTGACCTACCGCGTCCGCGGCTGCTATGCAGACAGCGACAATTACGGCCTGTCCAACACCGTGACCGCAGAGATCCTGCCGGATACCGCCATGATCTGCGATCTGGAGTCAGGGACATGGCAGCGCCTGCCTCTGTCAGAAACGATCCTTCGCACCAACCGCATCAGCCGCGCCGCCACGATCTCGACAGTACACCTGTCAGGCCTCGCCTACCCCGTCGCGGAGCGCACAGAATTCCGCGACATGGCCATGCAGATCTCCTGCGCGTTTACGGCCAAAAACCGCGCCGCTGCGCTGGCGCTGGAAGCCATCGTCGGGCGGCTCGTCTGCGCGAAGACCACGCAGGGCGATATGGTCACGGGCTATCTGACCGCGCTGGAGAAAAACGCCGACGCGATCATGAGCCGGTACTCGTTTGAGATCCAGAACATTCACCGCGAGGAGGCGATCACCCTTGACCCGTGACGTAAGCTACCGCATCGATGTGCTCCGGAACGGCGCGCCCATCACGCAGCTGCAATGGGACACAGGCAGCCCACCGCAGATCATGAGCGACCGCGCCGCGAACATCCACGGCACGCTCAAGGGCAGCTTTCTTCCCAATGCCGTAGCGGCGTGGGAATCGGACGAGCTGCGGCCATGGATCATCGTAAACGGGACGGAGCACTCTCTTGGCATCTATCAGTCCGCGACCGTCGGCAAAAAAGGCAGCGCGGGCAGCACGCGCGTAGAGATCGAAGCCTATGACCGCTGCTGGCGCGTGTATACGCAAAAAACCGAGACGATCCTGCATCTTGCCGCTGGCTCGTCGTACATCACCGAGATCCGCAAGCTGCTGACAGCCTGCGGCATCTCGCTCGTGATCGCAACGCCGAACGCCGCTGTGCTGGCAACAGACCGCGAAGACTGGCCGATTGGAACAAGCTATCTGACAATCGTGAACGCGCTGCTGTCCGAGATCAATTACGAAAGCCTCTGGTTTGACGCCGACGGCGTGTGCCGCCTCGAACCGTATCAGGAGCCGTCCGCCGCCATCATCGACTGGCGCTACGGCGTGACGGACCTGTTTCTCCCGGAGAAACATCCGGGCCCGGACTGGTCGGACGAAACGGACATTTTTGACGCGCCGAACGTCTTCGTCGTGACCTGCAACAACCCAGACATGGACGCGGCCATGGTGGCAACTGCCGTAAACGACAATCCGGCCTCCAAGAAATCCACCTTTAAGCGCGGAATGCGCATTACCTCCGTCGAGCGGGTAGACAATATCGCCTCGCAGGACGAATTGCAGGCCTACGCCGACAAGCGCCGCAACGAGTCGCTGCTTGCTACGCGCGCCATTACATTTTACACGCTCAGCGAGCCGGGGCACGGAGTCGGCGATATCCTGGCCCTGACGCACGACGAGATCGGCGGCATTTATCTTGAAACCGGCTGGTCGGTCACGATGCAGGCCGGAAGCCTCATGACACACTCTGCAAAAAGGACGGTGATCGCCTGATGGAGGGCATCAACAGCTTATTTGTATCATCGATCAGCATGCCGGACGAAAATCTGCCGGAAAACTTTCTGGCGACCGTCGGCGCGGTCTATGACGATGGCCTGTCCCTCATCCTAGAGGGGCAGACCGAGGCCACGACAAAGCATTACAAGTGCAACACGTCGGCCACCTTCGCCGCGGGAGACCGCGTCAAGGTCGCCCGTATCTCCGGCAGCTATATCGTCGAGTACGTTGTCGGGCCGCCGGGAAGCGGCGGGAGCGGAGGAGAGAGCGCTCCACCAGACAGAATCAAAAAAGATAGTTACGGCATGTACGTCAAAAGCAATTTCTTGCTGCCACTTTACGGGAATGAAAGCATCGGCGCGACAAATGTGCCGTTTTACGGGGTGGCTGCAAATAGGGTTTGGCTGTGCTATAACGCAAGCAAATACGCAGCATTAAGGTGCAACAGCGACGGGAAACTGCTTGTGAACGGCACTGTGATTGCATAGGAGGCAAAATAACATGATCCAGATCCACATCACCAAAGCCTGCGCGCATCTGTGCTCGCCGCCGGAGCTTCTGACGGCGGGCATGGCGAAGGCCGTCAGCGTCGAATTCGCGTTTTCATCCGACTGGGACGGGCTGACGAAGACGGCAGTCTTTACAAACAGGAAGAAAACTGTAGACGTGCTGGAATCCGAGTGGGACGGGAACCGTCTGATCGTACCGTATGAGATCCTTGCTGACGCCGGGCTGATCGCCCGCGTCGGTGTGTACGGATCCAACGCCTCCGGCGTCGTCCTCCCGACGGTATGGGTGACGCTCGGCAAAGTCATGCCGGCGGCAGAGCCGTCCGGCGACCCGGCGGCGGAGCCGACGCTGCCGGTCTGGGCGCAGCTGCAGAAGCAGATCGGTGACCTGGACGATCTCAAGACCTACAACAAGGACAACCTCGTTGCCGCCATCAACGAAGCCCGCCAGTCGGGCGGCGGAGGCGGGGGCGGTTATCAGATCGGCCCCGGCCTCAAGCTGGACGCCGAAACCAACACCCTGTCCGTCGATACGGCGGACGCAGTCGAAAAGGACAACACCAAGCCCGTAACGTCCGCCGCTGTGTTTGCGGAGGTCGGCAACATCAACGCGCTGCTCGCGACGATTTAAGGAGAGGATTTTATGAGCACACAGACTGAAATTACAAGATTACAGACCGCGCGGAACAAGCTGCGCACCTGGCTCGTCGGCCTCGGACTCGCCGCGAGCACGGACAAGCTCCCCACGCTGGCCGACAAGGCTGCCGCCATCAAGAATAACGGCGCGGTCGACGCGCAGGTAAAGGAGGGCGAGAGCTACACCGTCCCGAAGGGCTATCACGACGGCACCGGCACCGTCAAGGGCGTCGGAGGCGGCGGCAACTACCAGCTGCAAGCCAAATCCGTCACCCCGACCAAGGAGCAGCAGGCCGTCACGCCCGATCAGGGCTATTACGGCCTGTCCGGTGTGACCGTCGGCGCGATCCCGGAAAACTATCAGGACGTCTCCGCCACGACCGCCGCGCCCGCTGACGTGCTGGCGAATAAAGTCTTTATCGATGCAGACGGCGTAACGCAGGCTGGCACCATGCCGGACAACGGCGCGGTCGAAAAGGTCCTGGACGCGACGGCCGGCAATCAGGAATACACCGTCCCGGCGGGCAAGCACTCCGGCGCGGGCAAGGTATCCGTCGTGCTGGAAAACAAGTCCGTCACGCCTGCCGAGGCCGCGCAGGACATCACGCCCACGAAGGGCAAGGTTCTCGGCAAGGTAACCGTCGGCGCGATCCCGGCCAAATACAAGGACGTTTCCGGCGTCACGGCCGCAGCCGCTGACGTGCTGGACGGAAAGTTCATCGTGCTGGCCAATGGCAGCAAGGTAGAGGGCACCATGGCCAACAACGGCGCGATTGCAAAGACCATCGACGGCCTCACGCAGACCAGCGTAG